TCCATATGTACCTGGGGTACCTGATTGATTCAATACATTGTATAATTGGTTTTTCAATATACCGTTCTGTTGTTGTGCAGTAAAACCAGAAATATTGTTACTCATTGTTGCTAATTGTTCATCGATATATGTAAATTTATCCCCTAAAGATTCGTTTGGAAATGAATGATTAACACTTAAAACATTATCAATTACATTTGTAAAATTTGTATGATATTTATTTAATCCAATATCATCCCAAGTATCAACAAATATTTTACCTCCTACTTTTGAAGATGTTCCTTCTTTTACTATTCGCTTTAAACTAATATCAACACCAGGTTGTAAATCTACAACCTTACTTAAATTTAAATNGGNATCAGGAATACCAGTAGATGAAATTGTTGCAGGTTTAATAAATTTAATCATTGGATCTGTAGTAATTTCAGATCCAAAATNATGTTGTTTATTTGCTACTTGATCATAACCAAATATTTGATTCAATGTTTTTGTATAATTTTCGTTATTATCAATTTTATCTCTGTAACTAGTTTCTCCAAATTTTAAATCACGACCAAAGATTATGTCTTTTTCCGATTCTAATATATTTGTAGATAATATATTAGATGCTGTAACACTTCTAAAAACATGATTTTTATTTGATATTTTGTTTTTCAAAGTCGTTTCATTGAGATTATCTGCTATGGTTTGATAATGATCTCCTAAATTTGAACCTAAGTACTTACCAAAATCTGTGTTAAATTTGACATCAATTGCTGTTTCATTATCCGTAATCTTTCTAGCATTTTCTTGTATATTAGAGTTCAAAGCATCCAATGTAATAACTGATCCTGTTGCATCAATAAGAGATATTTCTTTTAACAAATTACTCAAAGTGGTAACTTCTCCAGATAAAGCTGTAATTTCTTGTGTATTATCTTGAATATTGGTCAAATTCTGTAAATTGAAATTGTACTCCGAATTGATGAATGTAGCTAAATTATTCTTATATAAATTAGTTTCTGGACTTAGATTGCTTTCTATACTACCCGCTCTATCCTCTAATCTGTCTGTTCTATTTCTTTCCACTCGTAACGCATTCATATCTTGATCCGCGGCTAATAACAACTGATCCATCTTTTTGAAATTAGAATAAGAACTAATATTGTAATAGTTGTCATACCAATTACTGAATAATTTATCATTATCGGTTCTAGTATAATTATTCTCCACAAACGGTATTTGGTCATTCCCTACATTAAAAAAATTAGTCAAACTATCATTCACACGATTGTATTTACTTATAACATCATCTCTGATTAAAATCCGAGCATCTAAGTTTATATTAGAAGAATCAATAACACTGCCTAAAAGATTAGATCTCAAAGTTGATATATCTTCAACTGCATTAGTATGATTTCTTTCCAAACTTGCTATTGCAGGATTATAATCATCTCTTATAAAATTGTTAAAACTCGTATTAGCATTTGATATTTCTAATGCATTACTATTGATACCTGCAGAGTGAATACGTCTGTTTTGATCAATAATTTCTTTATTTAATTCGATTTCTTCTTGTAAACGTTCATTCTCAGATGTCATTCTATTATTGATACCCATCAAATTGGCAGTTGTAATGTTCTTATAAGAATTGAATCTTTTATCTAAATTGCTCATTTTCTCGTTTGTCTTTCTGTTTTCCAATTTTAATTCTTTTTTGGTATTATTTTGACTATTTTCAAGCTTCTCATTGTTAAAATTAATCTCATGCACAAGACTTTGTAATTTCTTTTCATTGGTATGTTTATCATTTGCAATTTTTTGTTTAGTTGTGTTGAAACTTTTATTGATACTACTCACTTTTGATTTATTTTTTATAACAACAACTGTAGTAGTAATGACAACAAAAAAAGCCAAAAGTGAAAATATAAGCGGTGGTATCATTTTTAATAATAAAATGTTTTTATTTTGTCAAATGTATTAAAGCATCGTAATTCTTCATCATATTATAATATTGATCCGAGTTTTCATTAGATAAACTGTTTTCAGCATTAATATTTTCGAAACTGTTATTTTCTTCATAGACATCATATAAATATCTTTGATTTTCCATTAGTTTTGTATCATTATAATTAACGGCATCTATTATATTTTTCATTTTAATACTATTCTCTTCAGAATCATCCTTCAACTCTTTTAACAACTGTCTGTTGGAATATATATATATTCCTAAAGTTGCTGATAAAAATAATAAGAAAAGAATTGGTATGTAAATAATTAGTTTTATATTGTTCATTGTTTTTATTCTAAAAAGATATTTTTATGTATGAATATGAGTTAAATGATTTATATATTGTGTATATAATCAAGGGAATCAATATGAATCCCCAATTGGGATTAACATACCCTATGTTATCTTCAATAACTGTTGAAATAGAAGTAGCTAAATCTTGAACAATCATAATATTAGATTCGGATAACATTCTCATTGTTTCCAATATTGCAAGCACTATAACTACTATTGAATATATCGCCCAAAAATATTGATTTGATAACACAGTCAAAAAATTAAACTTTCCTTTCAAATTTAAATATTTATTATAATTATCTTTATCAATAAATTTAATTGCGTCTGTATTTGGATAAACATTTGTTAATTCTTCATTACCAAACATCATACCCATAACTTCTTTTTTAATCTCATCGTTATTAGCTTTTCTATTTCGATTGAAATCATCATCGCTTCTAGAATCGTATTTATCATTCACATTGATTTCTATCTTTTCATTTGCTTTGTAATCTTTTAAAACATTATCTCTGTTAACGAATTTTTTATTACGATCTAATCTATTACCCCAGTTTTTTCTGAATCGTCTTGCCATAATATTCTATTAATATTTATAATACTTTTATTCTATCGTCAACATTGATTTTTAAATGTTGTCTTTGTTTTTTACTTATTAATGGAGCTTGAATATCAGTTCTGGAATTGAACTGTTTTACTATTTTGTCTTTCATACTATAAATATTCAATATTGAACTTAACTCACTCATTAGTGAATCGATCTGTTGTGTTATAGGAAACAAAGTATTCGAGTTCATTATTTTTATTATAGCATTTCTGTTAATCATGTAGCAATGAGTTAACATGAATCGTTCAACTTCATAATAGTTTTCATATTTTCTACATTGTTTACATATGTATCCGAACAAAACAATATCCCAATCGTTGGGAACATACTTCATATTTTCATATATTTTTGAGTTTAAATCTTCTGGAATCTTTGCATCGTCCTCAAATATTAGTACATTATTGTACTTGTGCTTTAAAATGTTTTCCCAAACTTTCACATGTGATAAATAACACCCTATTGCCCCTTTCGTCAACTGATAATGCTTTGTTCTAAAACCGGTTGTTTCCAATTGTTGTAATTCTGCTTGAGCCAATTCTGATAGAGACACTGAATCGACATTAAGTCTACTTCCATCAATCGCATCGAATTTTATAACAGTCTCATTTTTGAAATCGGATTTGTTATAATGCTCTAAAAAATTATGCAATCTATCTGGTCTTCGTTTTAAATTGATCAAATATATATTGTCAAACTCGTATTTTTTCGAATTGTTTTTGTATAATCGTGTGCACAAAGAAATGACAAACAGTGAAAGTATTAATAAAGTTATGATCAATATGTAGATCTTACTATTGGCTACTACCATTGTTATTTATATTTCAAAAGTTTATATTTTTAGAATTGTTTTTTTCATCGCTCTGAAACTATTCTTATTTATTTCATCCTGGTTGAAGAGATACCAAGTTTTTAGCGACACAGTCCTACCAGGTCTTTGTGCTCTACCTATGACTTGCTTCTCGATTTCCAAATTAAAATAGTGATAAATTATTACATCGGTTGTATTTTCCAGATTCACTCCGCTACCGAAAGCCCTTGAATTTATCAATAACACATCGACATCTTGATTTTTATACATGTATAAGTTTGATTTAAGGCTTGTGCCTTTCAGTATTCCATATTTTATTTCCAATCTTTCCAGAATATCAACGAACTTATTAAACGCTTTTTCATACTCTGAAAATATCAAGATCTTACTTTTTTTATTTTCAGCTTTGATTTTCTTTAGAAGCAATTCCAATGTTGATAGTTTATTGTAGATATGTGATTGTTCAGCTTCAATATTTTTATCGTTGACTACCATCAACGAGTCACAATACTCTTTAACATTTGCTTTACACAAAGGACATGTGTTTTTAATCTTAAACCACCTACATATGCACTCCAAACAAAAAGAGTTTCCACAACATTTTATTACAGTTTTTGTTTTTACTTGATCATAACATATACTACAAATTTCGCCATTTTTTATTCTTTCTGTCAAATATTCAATTTTCAATGTTAAGTCCCTCTCATAATCCCTCAACTGTAGTAATCGTTTATTGTGNTGTTCTTCATCTTCAACTACTATTGAATTATAATACAGCTTTCTCGCTTTACAGTTTTGAATATTTTTTTCAATATCCTCTTTTAACACATCGATAATATGATTTTCATCTAAATTGCTATTGTTTTTGTTGATGAAAGATATAGCTGTTTCCAAATCACCTGCGTTAACAGAATTGATGATGTTTGCATTGTTGGTCATGGATTTAACGATCTCTGAAATGGCGTCCTTACATTCAATACAACTCGATATTATCTCTGGTAATGCGAATGATTCCATCACGAACACATCATTATTTTTCACTATGATACTACCTAGAATTCGATAATCCATAACCGGTAACGCACGTACCAAACTCACTATCAATGTTTTGATGAACACATTTTTAACAATACCATTGTTGTAATTAGTTGTATTCCATTCGCTTGACCAGTTGTATCTACATTTCGGATAAGGATTTAACAAGTTTTTATATGACGCTGTAACGAACCAGTAGAAATCGGATGGTATTTGTTTTGCGTTTGGTGTCACCGTGGTATCTGCTTCGTCGAAGATTGTTCTCACAACAGATATCAGTCTATCCCTAAAATTAGTCTGTACGAATTTGTAAAACGAAGACGATACTAACAGTATATCGTATACTGTATCTGTCGAATTTGTAAATTCAGAAAGTTTAACATGCGAGTTTATTATTTTGTAACTGAAGTTTTTATTGAAAGTTTTGATATAATGTTCCCATTGATCAATAAGTCCAAATGAACACACTATAATATTTGTATTCAATTTGTTTAATGTCGGTCGATTGTATTCTATATATATAGAATTGTATTGCCCGAATACATTCTGTTTGTTGTATATATTCAGTGGTCTTTGGTTGATCATGATTAACGCCAAAATTACATACGATTTACCACTACCCACCTTATCTCCCAATATACCAATGTTACTCTTAACACTCACATAGTCAGTACTATTCATTTCTATAGGTGCGTTCTCCAGTTCGATACATTTATTCAAACAAACTAGTTGATGTGTTTTCAATTCAACATTTGATTCAATACGCTCACTAAATATTGGATCCTCTTTTGTTAACTCAGACGGACTAATATTCATCTTATCTTTTGAATATTAGTTTATCAAAGTTTTAAATGCGTGCGTATATTCTCATTTTGATTATCGCTTTTCCAACTTTAAAGACTTAGACATTGTTGCACTAATTTCTTTTATTTCTTTTTTTTGTTATTGAAGGTTTTAAATATTGGGACCCCAATCTATTAAGTTTTCTTTTGGTTTTATTACCAGTAGGATTAAACTTTTTTAAACCTTTTTTAAATTTTGGCATATTTTCAAAAAGAACATCTTTGATGCCATCCATATTACCAGTAGGATTAAACTTTTTTAGACCTTTTTTAAATTTTGGCATATTTTCAAAAAGAACATCTTTGATGCCATCCATATTACCAGTAGGATTAACAGGAACCGTATTGGTATCAGCATCAGCATTAACATCAGCATTAACATCAGCATTAACATCAGCATTAACATCAGAATTACTAGCAACATTAATAACATCAGCATTACTAGCAACATTAGTAGCATTATCGCCAACATTATCTCCTGCTTGTTTTGTTTTGATGTATTGCATAACAATCATGAATATAACACATACTATAAATTTGATGAACATAGTGTAAGTAAAAATATCTTGAATGATTTCGGAGATACATTTTTTATCTAGCTTATTAGATTTATCTGAACAAATAAATTTCAATATCTTTTCATCCTCTATGTTAATGACGAACATTACATATATTGATATCATGAAACTTTCGAACATCAAATATCCAAAGATGTAGTGTGAGACAAAAGTGTTATTGTTATCCAGTTTTATTAGCGAGAAATAGTTTCCAACAGCATCTAATTCTGTGAAGAAATCAAAGTATTGATTAGTAATGTAGATCATATTTATAATGATATTTATTACGGGCACAAGTATCAAATATTTGTTAGATAATTTTGATATTGATTTTGAACCTTTTTTCAATACTAATGCACTAATGAATGTTATTATCAAATATGAAAACAATATGGTAAGTATATGCAACCCTCTAGACAAAAATTCCGAACCAAGATCAAAATACAAGTATATCCCGAATAAAATTAAAAGGAAACACGGTAATAATATCAGAATATATCTGACGAATGTTAACATTTCTACCATTGTCTCATCTCGGAATCTCTTTTTCAATTGTTTCATGTAAAATATAAGCACTATATATACAAATAAAATGAATATAAATATTTTAAGATTTAAGTTTTCGGATAATAAAGAAAGCATATTTATTTATTTATGTTATAATAAATAAATTAGATTATCATGAGTAATTCGAATGAGAAAAGTGCATTCAATACAGTTATAATGGTATATATGGGTTTCAAAGTATTGCGAATGGTATTTAGTTACGCTTCTTTGTTGATCGCTAAGAATTTTTCGGCCCAGATTTACATGGAAAAAGTGTTGGTTAACGGAGACAATCCTCCCGCTTTGACAAATCTTTTGTTTCTCCACATAATCGTCGAAGTCATAATGGTTGTTATTTTCTTAGCGTTACTTATGGCTGTTGATCATAGTTTTAAATTGGGTATGTTAGGTGAAAAGGACAATCTGTTGACCACATACATCTTACCCGATTACATCATTAGTTTAATACTTATCATAAGCATAGGTACTATCATAGGTAACAAAATGTACATGAAAAAGTATTTTCTCTACAAAGACGACGGTTTGAGAGCAATCCGGGCTTACAGTGAGATGATGCTAACCATATCTATACTTACATCGATCGTACCTTTTAACTTCATGATCACTGGTGTTTTTGCTACAGTGAAAGACAAATATTTACAAACTCGAAATAGCAATACCAAATATGATAATAAATAATGTATAGAATATCTTTCTTTTTTGTTCTTTGATTTTATTGTACTTTACACCGAACAGTATGTCATAAAACACGAACATGATTGTCAATCCAATATATATACCGAACAACCCTACGAGTATGGTAGGAAAAAATGACATAAAGTTCTTAAACATACTAATAAAATGTTTCATGTTTTCGTTTATGTTTTCATTGGGAAATTCAATATCTTTTTCATTACCAAATTTGTAAAGGCAATAATATGTTGCAAACGATATTCCAATAACTATACAAAATGACATACAGTACATTATAAATTGTTGAAATGTAACTTTATAATTAATGTTGACCAAAAACTTAATGACCCGGTAGAAAACAAAACCTATAAAGATTAGCAAGTATGCTTTTGTTTTTTGTTCAGAGTTGCTCGCTTCATCTATGTTAGTGAGGAGTGAAATGATCTGTTTAATGTATATAAAGAACATAGATAACAACGCAAAATGCAAACAAACCTCGACGAGATACATAAAGATAGATAGAGCAAACACAGAGGTTGACATCAACACATTACCGTTTTCTTTCGCTTTGGTTGACAAATTTGATTTTGTATATAAGTTTTCGATTGATTTGTTTATATTCTCGTTCATCAACAAAAAGTCGAACAACGCATTACCGAAGGTCGATACAAATATTTGAAAGATTGGTGGCAACACGGTGTAAACATGTGTTTCGAAGAAAGACTTAAACTCTAAAACTATTGAACTTTTATAGTCATTCAAGTTCAAAATTAAAACAAATATAACATTGACTATAAACAAAATATTCATTTCATTGAATGGCATGACAACTTTACATTATATATATAAAAAAGTAAATATAGAAGATACTATCAAAAACACGAACATAATATGCATATCTGCCTTGATAATCTTTTTGTCGTTATCTGTTTTTTTATCTCTGAAAACAATCAATAAATTCACGAAAGCCAAATTTGATATGAAAGATATCAGTAAAAACTTCACTATATATTTCATAAATGAATTAGGATTGACAATAAATTGACTAAATTTTGGATGTTTAGTCGCCAAGCTAACAAAAAGAGACTGGTGTGGTGTGTCCGACGATTCTCGTTTTTTGGATAAGACAATGTCGATGAAATAAACACAGTATACGAATATAAGAATGAAAAAAAGAGTGTTCAATAAGTTGTACACAAAAAGCAGTAGGAACTCATATCGATCAAATTCGTATTTCGAAATATCTTTATCAGACAATGCCGTACATTTGCTTGCTGTTTCATTTTTTTTGTCGTATTCATACGCGTAGTCGATGTATCTATTAAATTGAATATATGAAAACAATGTACCTACTAAATAAAACTCAATCATATTTAACTATATATTATTTAAATTATTTTATAAATTAAAAATGAATAGAGAAGATATTATTTATGAAATTGAATATTTAAAAAAGAAAACGGTATTATTAGAAAAGATATTGAATACAAAACAAACGGAGAGTGTAACGATAACTTCGCAACCGGTTTTGAATGATAACGAAGATAGATCAACGCACTCGTATAAAAAACGCTCTATTTGTTGAACACCTTGAAACTCCATAACACCATTAAGACACTAAGAGGGTACATAAATTTGATATATATTTCTTTATTATAGGTAAAATCGTTGTTTTGTAAGTACGATTTTATTAGATCACTGATAACAAAGTGTAAACTAATAGCCAATAAAACTGTAAGGGCAATATTGAACAGTTTCATAACATCTTTCTTTTTGGAAATGAATCGATCGTAAAGGGGTTCAGAGTATTCTTTTTTGTTTAAGTTCTTTTGTTTTTCTAATTCTGTTTGTAATTCTTTGATAACGTTATCGTTTTGCTGAAAAATAGGCACGATCGGAATTTGTTGTTCGTATCTAGGAGGTTCGTTAATTGTTTCTGTTTCTTCTTGTTTGATGATATGTGGTAAAGTATCGTTATGGTTCATCTTGGTTGGTTGCGTATTGAAATAAGCTGTATCTAATTCAGTTCCAAACATTTATTATTAAATGATATTAAAATAAAAATGCCAATATCAGATACATTTTTGGATTCGTTACAAGATACTGAATTGCTAATTCAGAAGAAAAATGAAATCACACCCATTATGAAATATGTTAAAAAGTTCTTCAAGACGAAAGAAATCGTGCTTTATGGTGGCACCGCGATTAACATGTATTTAGATAAAAAAGAAAAGTTTTACACCGACTTTGATATTCCTGATTATGACGGTTTTCATTATGATGCCGAAAAGAACTCGGTATCCTTACTCAAGAAATTAAAAAAGATGCAGTACGATTTTCTTATAGTACGATACGCTATACACGACGGTACATACAAAATATCATGGGCGTTCAAAGATATTGCCGATATATCTCAGATGAATAAACATGAATACAATAGAATACTTAAGACAAGTGAGGTAATCGATGGAATGTATGTATGTAACATCAATTTACTAAAGGCTAACGCATATATTGAATTGGCAATGCCGAAAAGTTCTTTGTTTAGATGGTCCAAAGTGTACAAAAGGTTACAATTATTGGAAACAAAATACAAACACACTAGTAAGTTTAAAGTTCAATCCATGTTAAAAATCACATTATCATCCGAATTACAAGATATTGTGGAGACATTGAAGAAAGTGTGTGTTAAAAAAAGAATTCCTATAGTAGGGTTTGAGGCAATCAAATATTATCTTAATATCAAGTCCAAAAAAGCAAATACTACCTTCTACAATGAAGATTTCCCGTTGTTGGAAGTTATTTCCAGTAACATGTATGAGACATCCAATCTGTTTGAAAAAATGATCGTTACAAACATAAAAAAATCAAACAACAAAAATAGGATCAGTTATAATTTTGTATACAATCAAGACTCTCAAATTGTTCCAGAAACAATAGATTGTGTTCTGTATGATGGTAAGAAAACACATAGACTATATCGAATACATGATGCTTCCAACCGATGCATTTCGTATGAAATACCGAAGGATTCAAAAACACTGTATGGATCAATTTTCTTTCTGTTGTATTACTATTATTATTTGGTGTTCAAAAACGATAACAAAGAAAAATTAGATATATACAAGGCTGTTATTGTAGAGTTGTTGAAAAAGATTGATGAAAGTAATTTTACAATACAATGTCATGGATTCAACAAATCAGTTAGCGCCATTAAGAAATCTAGATATTTGAAGAAAAAACCTGGTGTGTTAGTCTCATCATAAAAATATTATAGAAAATCTAAATAAATTTGTATATTAATAATAAATAATGTATCAAAAGCAATTTTGGATGTTTTGTGTTCTCCTTTTAATAATAACTCTATTGAGTTCCTTCGGGGGGGGAATTAGATATAGAGAAAACTTTTTGGAAGAGGTGTTTGATCTTAATGATGTCACCGATTTCATTACCGATACCAGGAATTACTTTCCCATTAATTTTCCTACGACAATAACCGAGGAAACCTCTATGTCGGAAAAAAAAATTGAAGAAGAATCTGTACCTACAGCTCCCATACAATTAGAAGAACCTGTACCTGTTATACCTGGTTTGAACCAATACGACATTATCGAAGCATACACAGGCGAAGCATTCGCTTCTTTCTAAATTAAACATGGATGACGCCAAAACCATCTCTTACGACATAAACGAAAATATCATAAAAATAGTTAACAATATATTGAACAACCAAGTTCCGAATTTGATTAACATTATATCGGTAAAAGAGAACATTGACAAAAATAACTTGANTAAAATAGTGGATCGATTTAACAAAAGTTATCAAAATAATAAGAGTGNAAATCTGTAGATTTGTCTAAATGATGAGCTTGCCATTTATCATTATCTGTTAAACATTGTAAATTGATGATATTATCATCAATGAAATGAATTTTTTCATTTGTGGATGACAATGTGTTCTCCACAAATTGATAGATGTCCNTTTTTGGTTTTATTAACCCGTCGTCGGAAGTAAAACTTTTCTCTTCATCAACAAAATCATATAGATTCACCTTCGCCAAAGCACAAATATTTTCACACCAATCTATAGGGGCATTTGTAAATAGTCCGAATCTTTTATGACCGTATCTTTTAAGTTTTCTTAATGTCAATCTATCATTCAAAGTCATCATACTATCTATCGTTTGATAATCAATATTCTTGAACACGAATTCGTTGTACTCTAATATATTGTTTCGATAATGTTGTGGATTGACACCGATTGCTGTATGACCAAAAGTTTTATAAAAATATTCGTTTACACTCTTACTCTCTTTCATCGATTTGTTATATTTCTTTTGTATATATTCGATAGATTTTGTCTCTATCAAATGACTTATATGTTTATTTTTTATTAGCACCCCATCAAAATCAAGTAAAACAGAAGAGGACATTATATTAGTATAATATAAAAATGGAAGAATCTTACACGAAGATAATGCTGATTGGATTTTCAATTCTTTTATCCATTATTCTATTGACAGTGCTCATANTATCTCTCCAACATATAACTTTTACGCGAAAGTATGAAGAAAACAAAATTGACGAAAGTGAAGAAGATGATAAGGAACCCGCTCCCGAAAAGACACCNGCTCCCGAAAAGACACCGAATGAATCACCTACGGAACAACAACAAGCATCAGATGTCGCTTCGAAATTGTTGGATGAAGGATCATCCACTGACGAGATTTTGTCCACTTTGATCAATAAAGAAAGTGAGAAAGAACGATGTTGCTTTAGTACTAAATTCGATTGCACATCACAAACAAACTGTGTGAGTGGTGTGGAAAAAAGATGTGGTGTATTTGCAGACAAAGAGTGCAATGAATCGTTGCTTGAGTGTGGATTATTCAACGAAGAACAATGCAACACACATCCAAACAACATATTTTGCGAATATAATGGAACTAAAGAGAAATGCGAGAATATACCGAATGCTCATGATGGTTCTGAAATTGAATGCTCTCAATTTATTAGGTTCAAGAATGTTAAGTTCCCTCACATGAAATACAATTGCGAAAACAATCTATTTATCTAATAGGGTCACTGATGTAATGTTCTCGTACAACTCTAAAAACGGTATTCTCATACCGTAACCAGTAATCAAATATCTTTTATTTTTTTCCATTTTTGTTACCGTTTCAACAGCATCGAAGACAAACAACAAATATCTGTTGTCTATGACATATATGTTGTTTTTGGTATCGGACACTACATTGAGGATGTTCTTCTTGTTGACACCAACAACGAAATCATCCTTTACAACGATTTCTCTTCTAAATTTTGTAATAAAGAAATAACAATAAAATATAATTATATAAAAGATAGCAGAATATATATAGAAATTCAAATAGTGAACATTAATGAACATTTTTATTTAATTTCTAATAATAAAATTAAAAATTTATTATGATTAGAAACTCTTTATGTTTGGCTTCCTCAAATAAATCAGTATACGAGACACATTTGTCAAAGTTGAATCCCGAATTGGTTATATGTGTTGGACCAGCGGGGACAGGGAAAACGATGTTAGCTTGTAAACATTCTATAGCACATTTGAACAACAAAAATTATAACAAGCTTATCATCACTAGACCAAGTGTTTCGGTAGAAGAGGATATTGGGTTTCTTCCTGGTGAAATAAACCAAAAGATGTATCCATTTTTAATACCCATTTATGAGAATCTTGAAAAGTTTTCTGACAAAAGCACTATCATGAAACAATTAAAAACCAATGTAATTGAGGTTGTACCTTTAGGTTATTTGAGAGGTCGTACATTCGACAATACTATCATTATTGCTGACGAAATGCAGAACGCATCCCATAACCAAATGATGACCTTACTAACCCGTATAGGATACAATTCTAAAACTATCATCACAGGGGATTTAGATCAATGCGATTTGACAAAAACGAACGGGTTGAAAATATTTCTAGATAAACTCAATGCGAATGACGACGAAAGAAATGTACAAGATATAGAGGTTGTGAAACTGCATTCTGATGATATACGAAGGAGCGAACTTGTAAAGTCGATCATCAATATTTACAGAAATTAATTATTATGATTCATGTGTTCATATTTGATTAGTTTTTCCATTGGTTTTTGTTTGAAAAAAAACAACACATATAAAATTATAACAAGTAAGAAAACTATTATATATATATCTGATTTACCATACATTATTATTTAAGAAACAGAAATTAATACAGACAAGCTGAACAAGGATAATATCATTATAGACAAATGTGTATCGTCGGAATTTACATATGCCCATTTATATTTTAAATAGTTCAATAACATGGACGATGTTAAGAAATTTATGGAAAGAATCAATAGCAAGTCCTTGTATCTTTTTAATGATTTCTTTTGAAATATGTAATATTTTTTAAACAATTTGTCCACATACAAAAATATGCTTCTGTTGATCATAATACCTATACCCATAACGACAATATATTTATATAAAACAGGGGGTTTGAAGATATAAGCAAGTCGTTTTATATATGCTTCGTAAGGTATAATTTTGATAGTGTTATTCATATTGAAGCGTTTTTGTACAAACATTATATCCACAATGTAAGTAAGAAACACACCGAATATCAAATCGTACATCAAATGATTGGTTTCGTTCCTAGGAAAGAAATATTTGATTACGCCTACAAATAAAGATATTGTTATATTGGATACAGAACTTCTTTTGATAACTTCGTTGTCTATGATGATCGAGTCTTGCATATTTTATATATATAGAAATTAATTTTTTTCGTCGTACGAGAAGGATGGTAATATTTTGGAATTGAACTCAACTTCGTTTAATAAGGTGCCAATTAGAGCGCTTTGTGACAAAGAATTGTTTATATCGCAAGTTCCGGAGGTACATACAGGGGTCCGTTTTTGAGGCACGCTCCACTCTTGTCCTGGCAACAACTTCAAATCGCTATTCACATTAGAGTAAACTTTCGACATTTCACAATGGTATTTCATTTTATCCAAATTTCTTTTCGCTTGTAACGACGACAACATAGTCTCTTCGTTCAACGCTTTGTATTGATTATAAAAATCACAAGTCTGCTCCTCTACCGAATCGTCCTTGTCCATTTTGTCCTTCAACAAATCGATGTATTCCTTACTTTTAGCTTTCACCGTTTTGATCGTCGATTTATTCAAATCAGGACGAGATATTTTATGTTCTACATTTGTATTCTTTTCTATCAAATTCACAGAAGGTTCTTCGGTGATAACATTTTCTTTTTTTGGTTGTTGTTTCTTCACGGACTTTTTATAATCTTTATATTCTGGTGTCTTCTTCAAATATTTGATTAAGTTGTCCTTATTCTTACTCATACCTCTGTATTTCATAACAAGAAACTCTATATATATAGGATCGTCTTCCGTCTCACTCGTAGGCATCAACTCTTTCAACGTTTGAACTATCAAGTTGTAATCTTGTATATCATTGTTTGATGTTGTGGATGCGTATGCGGTGTTCTGTTGAATATCGTTCAACCTTTTGTACTCAATCGATTCCTTAATGTTGTTGTGTAGATCTACCAAATTGTGTTTCTTTGTTTTGATTTGATTGAATTCAAAGTTGAGTTCGTCTTCTGATGGATCTCTATCTAATAACAACTCGTATGTATCGATTATACTAAAATATAATTGTTTGTCTTCCTCGTTTAAATCCATGTATAACTCGTCTTTGAAAGATTCGATGAGTTTCTTATGTATTTTATTAGATTTGTAGTTATATATCAATAATAATATAGAACTTACCAAAAAAATAAATACCAGACAAATTATCATTTTATATAATTTGATATTAAATATAGAGAACTACGGTTACATATTCATTTATGTATAAAATTTAGTATTGATACCCATACTCTGNATCTCCTGAAACAACAGTTTACTTGCAAACGGTATCCTGATTTCAGAAAAGGTTGTCTTGTTGTTACACAAATTGCATGTATATATATTCTGTCCGGGATTCACATTCGCAATATTGCCACACTTTTTACAAGTGAACACTCTATAATTGTCAGAACAATCAATGAATCTCTCTTTCAAGAAATTCATCGTTCCGTGTCCCCAATTACACTCAACCTCCATCTCTCCTAATCTCAAACCACCGTCTCTCGCCCTTCCCTCTGCGGGTTGTCGTGTAAGTAACACCACCGGACCATTGCTATTTCTTGAATGGATTTTGTCACACACCATATGTTTCAAGCGTTGGTAATAAGTGGGTCCTATAAATATGGATGTCTTCATCTGTTCACCCGTTCGGCTATTGTACATTAGTTGGTTTCCATGTGGTTCCAAGTTACAATCGTTACCCAAAATGTTACATATGTCATTTACACTAATGCTTGTAAATGGGGTGGCGTTACCTACCGTTCCCAAACTCGCACACGCTTTACCCATAATGGTCTCTATCAGTTGAGCGATGGTCATTCTGCTAGGAATGGCGTGGGGATTTATGATAATATCAGGTACTAATCCGTCTTTTGTATATGGTAGATCTTCTTGGGAATACATTACGCCTATACTACCTTTCTGTGCATGATTACTACTCAACTTGTCTCCAATAGTTGGTTCTCTGAAATTCCTTATCTTAATTTTGCAGAAACTGTATCCGTCCGCGCTGGTGTTCTTAAAGTAGTTGTCGTTTGTGCAAGACATGTCGATGTATCCTATTTCGTTGTTCTTCATAGTGATACTATTATCCTTGTGGAAGAAACTCGTTGATGTCTTCTGTGGCATACATTTCCCAATGATCACATCACCCGCTTCCACAAATGTGTTTTCAGACACAAATCCATGCTCATCTATTTTGTCGTAATTTTGTGGTTTGTTTACAAACGATTCCATCTCTGTCGGATTACAGAAGATCTCCTCCTCTCCCGTTGATAGATTTTTGTTACACTGTTCCTTTAATGTTCTATAAAATGTGGATGTAAACAAACCTCTTTGAACAGAAGATCGATTCAATATGATAGAATCCTCCTGATTGTATCCCGTATATGTTGCGATCGCCACGATAACATTAGTGCCACAAGGCATATTACTAAGATTCAATAATGTAGACATGTTGGTTTTTACCAAAGGTTGTTGTGGATAATTTAGAACATGAGACAAAGTGTCCAATCTTGTTTTGAAGTTTGTCGCATACAAACCAATTGCTTGTTTTCCCATAGCAGAATTGTGAATCATGAAGTTGTTACCTCCAATAAACGAATGTTCGTCGGCATCAACGGTAATATCTGCGATCATGTTCTTATGCTCTTGTTTTCTAATTGTTTGAATTGGAATGAAACACGAATTTTCATTAATGTCAATCATATCCGTAAAAGTTTCGAATGTCATTGAAAGACCGTTTCCCAATACTTTTAGATATTCTACATACACACCTATNTCAAGATTGTTTTTGNTATTATAAGGGTAACCAATAGTATCAAAGAATCGAATGACATTCTTTTCGTCTTCTTGTTTCACCTTTACTATCTCTAATTTATCATATGTTTCAATATCATTCTGTTGTAAAACCTTTTTAACAAATTTCCTTTTTTCAATACAATCTTGACTACTGATACTCATTTTCAATGTTTCGAATTTGTTTCCGCTAAACATACCTCTTACAAACTCTGTCTGTATGTATATACTAGCATTTTCAATCCATTCTGGAATTAATTTGTTATTAGGCATCAAATTTGATACAAGTTCTTTGAACGATAAAATATCAAATCCCAATTGTTTAATATCCTCAATGACCTTAGAATTGTTATAGTCACCTTCCATAAACACATAACCAATCAGTCTGGTCAAAATACCCATTTGTTTGCAATCGCCAATTTGCTTGTCAGTATTTTGCAGTGACCATTTTTCAGTATAATCAAATGATACACCAACTTTGTAATTATTATCATACGCTTCTTTCATCGCAACCCATCCATGATCGGTCATGAATTTGTGGTCGTATGTTGCTGTAATCTTGCGACCACTGATTGTAACCAATGTGTAGATGTCTTTTGTTGTTGGTTTGACATACTGATTGATTACTTTTGTATTTTTGTAAGTCAATGTTTTTGGGCAAAATGATTTCACTTGATCTCCGATGATTACATTTTTAATTGGTTTTCGTGTTCCGTCCGCCATGAGAACATTTTCTTCGGGATCTAAACATTGATATGTGTTTCTAGGTGCTTGATTATGATTGGAGAACGGAATGTTACTCGCAAGCACCCCCAATATCAACGACGGATGAATCTCCATGTGTGTGTAGTTCAACTGTAATCGTTCTCCCTTCTTTCCCTTGAACAAATCGTTGTAGACGCTCGCGATCAGCAATGTGTTGTTCTCTTCCACATCCACATATTCTATAATCGATTCATATTTGTCAATCGCTTTCTCATTGTTTATCGTAATATCCGCTATCAAATTGTTCCAACTTATTTCTTTATTCTTTAGTGCAAGCACATATCGTTTGTTGAACAAGAGCTTGTTATTCTTCACAATATAAATCGGTCTCACACATCGACCTGCTTCGGTTGAGATGTTTATTGTGTTTTTGGAGATGTCCCAACTGATACTCGTATAAATGTTGATGATACCTCGTCGTTTATACGAGATCATCTTCTCGTAAAGTTCCTTCGGGTTTGTATGAATACCAACAATATTACCGTTCACAAACACCCATGTGTTTTTGTTAAACTCATGAATGTTATCAATGGTTAAGATGGTAATACCAAACTCCTTCAGATAAGTGTATATACTACGGGAATCGCTAGCTATTGTGATTGTGGACACAATCGAAATATTCTTCACTAAACCAACACTGCTTCCTTCTGGAGTTTCTGACGGGCATATGATTCCCCATTGGGTGTTGTGTAATTTTCTGGGTTGAATCAGTTTACCTGACTTTTCCATCGGTGTGTTCACCCTCCTTAGATGGGATATTGTCGCGTTGTAAGTCAATCTGTTCAACACTTGTGCCACACCCTGTTTTGCGTTTGTGTTCTTAATTCCCCAATTACCGGTTGCTAAACCATACTTCAAACCAGACTCGATAGTGGATGGTTTCACAATCTTATATATGTTGCTCTTGTTTATCAGATTGACCAGATCATTCGTGACCTTCCAACTTCCGTTGTTCAACTCTTTATATATCATATTTTTCACATCCTTCACCACTTTTCCGTAATACTGTCTGAACAGATTTGCAATCATGATACCCGGTGTATCAACCCTCTTATTCAGATAACTGTCTCTGTCGTCCATTGGGAAAATACCGAGGAAACATTTCAACAATTTGTTCACCATGTATCCCAAATACAAAGCTTTCTTGTAATTATCATTACCAACATGTGGTAGAAAGTCGTTCTTCAAAATATCTAATATTATATTGATTCTTTTTGATCGATTTTGCATAATCTCTTTTGGGTATCCGCTAATGTTCAGGAACTTCTGCAAATACTCTAATGCGGAAAGTCTGTTCAATGTCGTATTGCTGTCTTCAATGGATCCTTTCAAGTTGTCAATTAATATTTTGTTGTTCGGATCATCCAAATCATACACACACAATTTCACAATATCCTTGTCTGATTCAAAACCTAAAGCACGAAACAATACGAACACAGGAATATCAATTCTGATATGATGTATACTGGCTCGAATGTAGTATCCGAATTGCGTTTGCTTTGATGACAGTTTCAAAGATGTTAATTTAGGAGGACCAAAGATGTTATCTGGCACCGAACGAATCTCCGCAATATGCGAATACTGGGATAGTTTGTTGTCCAAGAACACATATGTTTTGTTTTCTGCGATACGATCGTGACTAATCACAACCTTTTCGTTCCCATTGATGATAAAGTACCCTCCGTAATCGTATTTGCATTCCTGTGAGTTAATTTTGAAATACGGATTTTCCATTATACAGTAGTTTGATCCTACCATAATTGGAATCTTCCCAATGTTCACATTTCGCATGATTTTTTTGCATTCCTCTTTTTTGTTATCGTTATCATACCATTTTATGTGTATCTTGAACTCCACATACACATTCGAGGAATAACTGAAATTTCTCTGACGCGCGTCGGTGGGTGTCATTAACTTTGTGCTTCCGTCTTTCTCATGTACCATGGGTCTTGTCATTACCGGTTTCGAAACATTGATATAGATGGTATACTTGAAATCATCAAGCTCTGGAATGTACTTGTGATGGATTTGTAAATCGTTGAATCCTTCAATAATCTGCTCCAACTTGTTTAACACAAAATCGTTATAAGACTCCACCTGATGTTTGATCAAACATTTACTATGCGACTCGTCAAAATATGATTGAATAACATCCCATGTGTATTTTTCAAACTCCAAGGGTGTTAAATCATATTCCGACATATCGGTGATGATAATTGGTATTCTTAATTTAAAAGTTAAATCAATTTTTAAATATATAAATAGTTGGAGTTGGAATTATAAAAAATGATTTATGATGATTATGTGGAATACACCAACAAATATAGAAACATTTATGGTGAAAAAACGATAGTGTTCATTGAGATTGGTTCTTTTTTTGAAATATATGGGGTTAACAATGATAATGAAGTATCAGGAGCAAATATGATTGAAATGGGTAATTTATTAAACATTCAGGTGTCTAGGAAGAATAAGTCAATATTAGAGAATTCCAGAGACAATCCCATGATGGCCGGTTTTCCAAATCATTCTCTCAAGAAGTTTATCGATATATTGATAAATAATAATTACACAAATGTTATCATAGAACAGGTGACACCACCACCCAACCCAAAAAGAGAAGTTACGCAGATTATAAGTCCATCTACATACATTGAAAATTTATCATCTCATAAAGCCAACATTCTTTTGATTCTTTACATCGAACTCATTGAAAATTGGAAAACGAAGAAGACATCATTTGGATTGGGCGTCAGCACCGTAGACTTGTCAACAAGTCGTACAACAACTACTGAGTTATACATTGACAGACATACTTTGAACGAGGAGTTGGTCCGTTTGTGTTTGTTTTTCAATCCAAAAGAATTGGTTATTTGTTGCACTACTGATATTGAAATCTTTGTTCCGACCAATGTGTATTTCCACGATAAGATTGGTAAATTAAATGATCAATATTTGAACAAAACATATCAAACGAGCGTAATCAATAAGATATTTACAGAGAAGGGGTTTTTGGAACCCATTGAATACATTAATCTGGAGCGAAAACCCTTGTCGCTGGTGTCTTTTGTGTATATGTTGGATTTTGTTTACGGGCATAATGAAAAACTATTAAGAAACATATCGAAACCGATCATTGAACATTACGATGATAACTTGATTTTGACTAATAACGCATTGTATCAACTTGATATCATTGGGAAAACGAATTGTTTGATGGACATTTTGAACAACTGCCAAACATCGATAGGGAAGCGCTATTTCAATCGCATGATAACAAATCCCATTACACATATTGATAAATTAAATACAATGTATTCTAAAGTGGAGTATTACATCTCTAATAACTTATACGTTAATGTGCGACAAATTCTAAAACACATTATGGATTTTGAACGAATTATTAAGAGACCCAACATCCAACCCTTTCAATTGGTTAATGTATATACTAGTTTATTGCAAATTGCTAAATTATATAAATTAATTAAAAATAAAAACATTTTGGCAAGTGTAATTAAAAATATTGAAAAAGATATTAAAATTGAGAAAGCATCCAAATATAATTTAAATAATATCGACGAGAATATATTTTGTTTATCTTATAATAAGGAACTTGATCATTTACAATCACAATTAGAAGATATAGTGAACTTTTTTAAAACAGCGCATTCAAAGATAAGTGATTATGTGAAATTGGAAAGGTCTGATAAAGACGGTATAATCTTCACAACTACTAACAAGAAGTTCAATGATTTGAACAAGATTAACAAATGCTTCGTGTCCATTAAATACAAACATAATCATGTCAGGGTGTTCGATAAAGAAATTGAGAGCAAAAATATAGAGTATCTTAGTGTGAAGAATGCAATACGCACAACGGTTTCAGATTTGTTTACTTCTTATTGTAACGAATTTTTAAAAAAGTATATTAATGAGTTGGACGATTCTATATCTTGTTTGGAGGAAGTTGATTATTATTCGACGAACGCGTATAATGCGGTTCGTTTCGGATATTATAAGCCGTCGATTACGGGAGACAAGTGTCATATTGATAGTAAACAACTACGACATCCGATCATTGAGTATGTGCAGAAGGACACAAAATACATTCCCAATGATATTTGTATAAATGAGGAAAACAGAGGGATTATATTGTATGGTATTAACGCTGCTGGTAAAAGTAGTTTGATGAAGTCGTTGGGTATTTCTGTGTTGATGGCACAGTGTGGTATGTATGTTCCTGCAAAAGAATATTCGTTTTATCCTTACACTAGCATTCATACACGCATTCTAAATAACGACAATCTTTACAAAAAACAATCAACATTCACGGTTGAAATGAGTGAGATAAGAAATATTTTAAACAATAGCAATTCGAGTAGTTTGGTAATTGGTGACGAGTTGTGTTCGGGTACAGAATCCGTATCTGCTATCTCTTTGGTTACGGCGGGTGTCATGCACTTGGCAAAGAACGATACCTCTTTTATCTTTGCGACCCATTTGCACGAGTTGAGTAAGATTGAAGAGATCCAAACTCTTTCGAATGTGAACATAAAGCATTTGAGTGTAAATTATGATCCTCTGGATAATTTAATCATTTATGATCGTATTTTGAAGGAGGGTTCGGGTGACACCTTATACGGCTTGGAAGTGTGTAAGTCATTGGATTTGGATCCAATATTTATGTTGACTGCGAATAAAATCCGAAAGAAGTTGTTGGATATGTCCGAGAACATTGTACATAACAAAAAATCTGTTTATAATTCCACTATTCTTAAGGATGTGTGTTATATATGTAAAAAACGAGCAGAGGATGTTCATCATATAGAGCACCAGGCTAACGCGGACGAAAACAATATGATAGATCACTATCACAAAAACAGTGCATTTAATTTGGTAGCGTTATGTAAAACATGTCATGACAACACACACAACGGTTCGATAACAATTGACGGATTTCAAAGCACAACTAAAGGAAAAAAGTTGAAATATCATAAAAAGGAAAACATGATAACTATTTAAAATTTGTATTAGACATTCTAGTAAATATACAAGATGAGTAATGTTGATGATATTAAAGAGATTATTTATTTATTGGAAAGAAATCCGAATAACAAAAAGAGGTTTTTGTTGAGCAAGTTACACAGGGATTTAAATAATTTGGTTAGCAAATACGAATATATGTATGACAAATACATCATTAAAAACAAATCCATACATATGTTGCAAGATGGTAAGGAAAAAGAAATAGCGATAGTTCAGAACTCTATCAAAACATTTTTTCCTTACATACTGGCGTATAACACCGCCTTAATATCTCAAATCTGATTGACTAATTTATATAATTTGAGAAAGAATAGTTCAAAATGGTATATAGGTTTAGCAGAGAACAACAGATCATGGTCCAATACAGATAATTCATGTATGAATTGTATAAGAATACTCTCAGATTTTTTATATTTCTTTTCAAGCAATTTTAGGATGTTGTTAATGATAAGTTTGTATGATATGTTATAGATTAAAAGTTTGTATATACATTCTCTAACTTTGGAAATGTATATATTGATATTCTTTGTTTTTTTTATGGAATTTAATATGATGTTCAATTCGATTTCGATAACATTCAAATACAAACCTGTGTGCAAATGTAAAATACTCGCATAAAGATCCAGTTTATGTTTGTCAATAGTTTTTATCAGACATGTGTCTATAATCCCTTGATCTTTAGCATAACTTTTGAGAATTGGTAATATGTTTGTGATAATTTCTTTTTTACAAAATAGTCTACTTTTTACTTTATTGATAATTTTGTCTATACTTATGGTCGTGCATATTACCGTGTATGCTTTTAGAGATTCGATAAGGACAGCGATGATATTTTGTTGGTTTTTTGACAACACATGAATATTTTTAAAGATCATGTAAATCTTCATATCGAAAAGAACTTTATTCGCCGAGATGGAATGTATATAAGCGATAAAGTCGTTGAAGTTGGGTTGAATGCGTTGTACATCGAATATGGAGAAATGTTTGTTATATTCGAAAGACAAGTTATTATAAGTCGTTTTTAATATAGTTTGATTAGTTTTAAACTTGTCTTCAAGATTGGATTGAAGAATACAATCTAAGAGAAAACCGTCGTTGCTGTAAATCAAAACATTGAGGTCATCGAATAAGATATTTTTGTATTTGTAATATTTGCTGAAAGTAGACTTGAAATCGTTTAAGTAAATTGCGTTCATTAATACTAATGGATAATTTACAAGCCAAATACAAATTATTGGAAGTTGACGAAACTTGTAGTACAGAAGATATCAAAAGATCATACAAGAGGCTCTGTTTGAAATATCATCCAGATAAGTGTAACAGTGGTGATGCTGAGAAATTTATTGAGATAAAGAGGGCATACGAAGAATTGCTCAGAGTAAAAGAAGCAAACATCAATTTTTTTATTATATTTTTTAATTTTATCAACACCTTTGGAAAATGTAACGATATTACGATACGATTGAACATACCGTTAGAAGATATTTACAATGAATCAGTAAAAAAGATTACATATACCAGGGTGAACCATAAGTTATTCAAACAGACAGAGTCGTTTTATTTGGAATTAATTGGATGGAGAGAGGAGTACATATTGGAGGCCAAGGGTGACTTTAATGTGATAACTGGTAAATATGGAGATTTACATATTGTTTTAGATATAGAATACGGTGTATTTTCATATTTAGAATTAAATAAAATTATAAATTTGTATGACATAAATACTGTGGTGGAAATTAATTTGTACGAATACTACTATGGTGTGAAACGCATGCTAAGATATTTTAATAACACGCGCATCGAAATTGATTATGTGCCACACAAAATGGGTGACACACAGGTATTGGAAGGATATGGATTAACAAACGACGAAAATGAAAGATACCATTTGTATATATTTTATAAAACAGATCTGAAACGATGTAATTTATTCGAAGAAAATGAAGTTTTGATAAAGAACTGTTTTAATATATAAATATGGGGTATAAACCTGATTTTGTAAAAGAGGATGTATATGTCAATAATACCGTATTGAATTACAATATAGGAAATACAGAGATTATTATTGCAGTTAAATTGAGAAAACGGGATTTTAATCGAATAAATGATAGTTTGACATTCATGTATCTAAAAGAGTTGATACCAATAATATATAATATGACAACTAATAGAAGGAATAAGGTTACCATAAAATATTTCCAAACAAAAAATAAAAAACTATTACCGAAACAGAAGTTGTTAACAGAAAATGAGGTGAACAGCGGGTTGTGTTACATCAATTCAAGAGATGGTGATGTAAATATCGAAATATATAGGGAGGAAGAGTTCTATAAGGTGTTAACGCACGAAATGTTACATTTATATAATGTCATTCCAAAGGATCCGCAATTAGAACATTATTTTAGAAATAGATACAATAAACTATGTTATATCAATACGAACGAATCGTTAGTAGAATTGAACGCGTTGATCATAAATAGCATAATAATACATAAGCTTTTTGGAGAGGATTTCAACGTGTTGATTGAAAAAGAATATCAATGGTCAAGAAATCAAAGAGATAAATTAAAGAAGTTCTTTGGAATCGAATCAGACATGGAAACGAATCATAAATGGAAAGAAACAACTCACGCGTATTCATACTTTGTAACTAAGACAGATCTTCTTGATCACATTCTTGATAATATGAATTATGTATCAGCAATTAACAAATGTAAATATGAATATAATCTTTCACTTCGTATGACCATCAATGATGCTAAAAACTATAAAATTACTTAAGGATTTATTCAATTAAATAAATCATAACTGTAGAAGCAATGCCAACAACATCGGTAAAGAGGTCATCATCCATTGAAGCAAAAAGTATGAAAAAAAAAGGAACAGCAGTACCTACTACAGCAGTACCTACAACAGCAGTACCTACAACAGTAGTTACAGAGAGTAGTGATGTTGTACAAAAGCCATCAACAAAAACACCCACTGATCAAAAAGCTGTTGTTGAAGAACATGTGTCTGAGGAGAACACAACCACTGGATCTGATACATGTAGTTCTGGAGGAGACAAGAAGAAGAAGGAGGAAGACACCAACAATCCAGTCAGTGTTTATGTGAGCAAACTGAGTAATTATGTTGATCGTATTACGACAATGAACAAGGAGTTGAAAGAACTTGTGAATGTAGGAAAGAGTCTTGAGAAGGATTTCAATAATATTGTGAAGGTGATGTCTAAAAAGAATAAGAGACCGAACGAAAAGAGACATCCTAGTGGATTTGCTGTTCCGTACAAACTCAGTGAGGAGTTGTATTTGTTCCTAGGCATGAACAATGCCGATAAAGTGCCTCGTAATGATGTTACGCGCATGATTAACGAATACATCACTAAGAACAATCTTCGTGATGAAAAGGATAAAAGAATCATCAAACCGAACAAGGAACTTCATAAGATTTTCAACAGTTCAAACGAAGATTCTATTACTTACTTCAATTTGCAATCATATATCAAGCATCACTTTATTAAAGAAAAAGTTTAAAAAGAGGGTATGGTTGAAAATATGGTATTAGTTTAAAGTTTTTTTTCATTTATAAATTATATGTTATATAAATGAGTCTCGATTTGCATTCAATAAATTTTTCAAATATACAAGACGATAAGAAGGATTTATACAAATATGTATATTCTTCGTTAGACGGAACGATATACGATATTGCACAACTTGTACATTTTTTGTATAAGGATCAATATAAGGTTGCTAGATTAAAAAGCAAATTGTGGTATGTGTTCGACGGGTTGAAATGGAAACAATCAGAGTTAGGACCGTATTATGAACTATCAACAAATGTTGTGAGTATATATCAACAGTTTGTACAGGAAGAGATTGAGAAGAAAAATATTTTAGAGGATCAGATTGAAGGGATGAATTATGAACTAACTACGGAAGATGATATACAACACTATAAGCATTCGTTAAAGACGACCAATAGAATTATAACGAACATTGAGAAGATCATCTTGAAGTTGAAGACGGTAAACACAAAAGAATCAATATGTAAAGAGTGCTTGTATTTGTTTTACGATCCAGACTTTTTGTTGAATCTGGATAAAAACAAAAAAGTGATATGTTTTTTGAACGGAATATTGGATTTGTCTCAAAACAAATTGAGAGATGGTGTGTTCTCAGACAACATAAGTATTGTGATAAATGCGAATTTCATATCGCCTAAAACAAGAAAAGAAAAGTCAGAGTTAGCACTTTTATTGGAGGAGTTTCACAAGTTCCGTGAAAAGATAACATCAAAACGACAAAACAAATTAATTTTCTTTGTTTAAAAAAAAATTGATTTAATTTATTTAAGGATAATACCATATATATAACCATACAAATAACAATCAAATCATGAGTTCTATCATTGTTCCTTCTGAATTCGACATCAACAAGTTGACCTATGGTGAAATCAAGCGAATGGATAACGGTGGTAAGATGATTTCGATTGGTTACAATAATCAACCGCTTATTATTCAAACTTGCGAATGCTATGCACCCTTTGGGCTTCAATGTTATCAGAACGATGACGGTAAGGCGCCTTCGTATTCATTGGATTTGTCGTTTAAGGATATGGAAAAGAGGAAGAGTCTGAAGTATTTGCATAATGTGTTTACACAGTTGGATGAAAAGAATATTGAGAAGGGTATGGAAAACGCGACGAATTGGTTGTCTCAGAAGAAGGTTCCTAAATCGACCGAGGTAATTGAAGCGTTGTACACTCCGATTATCAAGGTGGCAAGTGACGAGAAGTATCCCAGCACATTTAAGTTTAAACTACCCTTTAGGAACGGAAGTTTTGCGTGTGATGTGTTTGACAAGAATCACAATATGATTGATCTGACAACTTACGAAGAAAACAAGACTAAGAGTTCGAAGTGCACTGTATTGCTTCAGTGTACCGGAATTTGGGTAGCAGCATCCAAGTTTGGAATGTCTTGGAAGTGTGTGCAGCTGAAGTGTTGTGTTAAGGAAGGATTCAGTGGATATTCGATGAAGCACATTCCTGACGACATGATTAAGTCAGAAGATATTGAAGAAGATGAGGATGTGAATATTATTAACAAAACGACCAAAACTATTGAAAATATAAATATTGATGACGGGAACAAGGAGGAAAACGATGATGAAGATGAAGACGATGATGATGACGATGAGGACGATGATGAAGAACCAGTGCCTGTAGTTGTCAATAAAAAAAAGAAGTAAATAATAAATGAGTGATGTGCAATGTTTGAATATAAATGTTAATGATCTAGCGAACTATATTTTCAAAATAAATACAGATAAAGAGTTGTTTATAAACATAAACAGTTTAAAAACCAAAAAAGAGTTATTTTTTTTGTTATTTGATATATTTTGCAAGGGTATCATATTAATGTATGGCGAGAACAACAAAATGAAACTGAATAATTTAGAGTTGTATCAATTTGATGAAATAAAAACCAAATTAAAATACGCGCATATAAGTTTGAATTTGATAACATACGACAAAGATACCGCGCAAATACTAGATTTAATACCATCGAACGATCAAGAAATTAAGGAGAGGAACATTATTCAGAACAGTATAGATACCATTGTGAAAATGCCTGATGATGAAGATCTTATGAATTACATATTTCATTTGTATATGAATGATACCTTATTTTGTATAAACTTTGACATCTTGCATTGATTTGTGCACATTGATATATTTTACTTCTTGGAAAGAACTGTTTTTTATCACATAATGTAAATTAATATTTACATTATGGTGTAGTATGGTTACATTTAACAATTCATTAAATGAGATATCATTTAGGAGCATACTTACTTTTTCTTGTAAAAATATTTCGATGTAATGTTTTTCTTTCGTTGAACACAGTGAATTGATATTGTCTTGTAATTTAGATACTTCTTCTGAGCTTTCAACAAAGAATACATATCCCGATCCTTGATAGAAAATGTCCTCGTCAACATAATCGGTAATATTTTCCATTTTGTTATCGACTTTTTCAAATCGCGAGAATAAGTCTTTGTATGTTGAAATTCTGATTTGGTTGCTGGGGGAGAATTCGTCAAGAATGGGTTTGCATTGATCGATATAACTTGTTTTTTCGAATTTGACCCTAACTGTTTCGATTAGTTCTACTGCTTTCAGCAATTCAAAATCGTCAAAATACAGTCCATTTTGCTCGAACGGTTTGCAGTTATGTATGATAGGGAACCCTAAATAAAACATTTCCAAATGCAAAAAGTTCAAATTGTTTAAAATATTGTAACTGACAACAATATTTCTAAAATTGTTGTTCTTTTGTATAACATCAACAATATACGGCATGATAATACGAGCGTAGGTTTCCATTTTGTTATCTTTGTATATATCTAGTTGTTTAACGAAATTCGATTCTTTGACCACCTTATCACCACAGAATACATACACTTTGTTCACCTTGTCTTTATTATGTTTATAATATTCGTCACATATCAACAGCGGGACAAGAGCGTTTTTATGAATGCTCATATTTGGTTCAAATATCAACAAATTAACCTTAGAAGTATCCTCCACATTAATTTCAGTTTTGAATATATCGTTGGATTCTATATATTCTTTAATAATGTCCACGTCCCATACATAAGGAGTAATACGAGTATCTGTTGCCGACACCATCTGCACATAATCACGAGCGTAATCGTACATTTCAAGCACCCAATTTTCTGTAAAATACGGTTGTCTATAGTGTGTTAATATGTTGTGTTTTTGAAACACAAACTCTTCTTGATGCAAAATGTATACATTTCCACATATTAAATTTATAATTTGTATGTTGAACGATAATAAATTATCAATGAACGATCTGTTTGTTTCGGGTAATAAAACCAAAGAACCTAATATAACACAGTTATAAGGAGAGAAATCGAAAGTATTGTTTGCAAAAATAATACTTTCGTTTGTTAGTTCAAAATTAGTGTAGTGACTTTCGATAGACAAAAAGTCAACCTCGAATTCGCAATTCTCGAACAACTTTTTTAAAAAATATGTTTGTTGTATACATCCGTTTGAAAATATGTTCTCAGGTTTTTTAATGAAAATCCCTATCCTCATTATTTGTTTTATATTAAAAATAATATAATATATCTATCTTAAACTTATCAGAAAACGATGACAGATCCTCGAAAATACATATTCAACATACTGGAGCGATCAAATATTGTGATTTTTTCCAAACCAATGTGTGCGTTATGTGACAAAATTAAAAAAGAATTGAAAGATACAAATACAGATTTCTTGGAAATAGATATTACCACCTTAGATGAAGATGTGGTTGACAGTATCGAGGTTATCAATGAGTTGAAAAGCTCAACAAAGAGCCATTCATACCCCTTTTGTTTCCAAGATCAAGTATACATTGAAATTGAAAGTTTAATTAAAAATTTGATGATAAATAATATAAACAATATAAATAATATAGACTCGCTATAATATGCATATCATATTGTTATGTGGGTTCAAGCGTTGTGGCAAAGACACTTTTGCCAACCACATTTCAAACACTCACAACTATACTCATTTGAAAATCTCACAAAAACTGAAAGATAGCTTACAAATGTTATTCGATTTTAATCATGATCAAATTGAAGGTGATAACAAAGATTCATTGGACGAACAATGGAACATAACGCCAAGACAAGCGATGCAATTCGTTGGGACGGAAATGTTCCAACATCAAATCCAGAAACTCATACCGAACATAAACAGAGATTTTTGGATTAAAAACATTTCAAATGAAATAGAAAGAATGTATAACACAACCCCAACAGAAAACATTGTCATATCAGATTTAAGATTCATACATGAAATCAATTATCTGTCTAACATATCACGAAAATACAACAATAACATCAAATTATCCGTTGTAAAAATATTAAGACCAAAGTTTGAAATATCTCACGACGATCGATTTCACGAGTCTGAATCACAGCATTTACAATTTAAATTCGATAAAATAATTCAAAACACCACATTGGAAGAATATAAAAACGAAATTGACAAAGTGATGAAATCATTTGAATGAGAGTAAAGTGTTTCCGTTGAATGTAGTCATATTTTTAATAGAGTTTTTGTTAATAAAAACACTCTTTTTGATTTCCTTTTTACCAGATCTGGTCTGTTTTTGTCGATTGAACATATCTTTTTCTACATTCACAATATCGTTTTTTAAATGTTTAATGATATCGTTCTCAATGGCCCATCGAAAAAAATTAAGCTGACCTATCGTGGTGCTAATCTCTTTATCTTTCTCATAATGAAACACGATCCGTTCCCTTCTACGAAACGGATCGAAAAGAATCTTTTTGAATGCCTTCAACTGAGATCTATAGTTCATATATACATTAAAATATTCGTCGTTATCTTTTTTCTTCAATATATATACAATATTGTGTTGTTTACAATAGTTGGTCACATACCAATCAATTAATCTTAACGAAAGTTTTGAATTATTTTCTACAATGTCTTTGATAATGTAAATATTATGATTTTTCGAATAGTAATTCGATAAAGAAAGTAACAATAAATCACTTGATGTAATATCCATCATAATTAAAGAAATTATGTACGTAATATTTAAGTATTTTTTTCTATTACATTAAAATAAATCATGAACAATTATGAAAACTCTTTTATTAATAAAATTATACATTTAGACGAATTCGAAAAGATCAACAATCACAACACACAATCTTATGTGTTGTCAAAAATAAAACATAAAAACATTTATGTTTTTTATAACAAAAGAAATATCATTGTTCTGGACAAAAGAAAAAAGGTTATAAATGTTTACAATACTTTAAAGACTGTTGTTAACAAATTAAAAATTTAATCACATCCATTTATTTCTAAAGGTTTCCTGTTCAAATCAGGTTCAATTGTACTTTGTAACCAAGGAGATACCTTAAGTTGGGGATTGGGGATTTCTGATCGTAATTGCATGTTCGCATTTCTCAAAGTAGAACCAACAGAGTTTATACCGACATGATAACCAGCGGTCAGAAAATTTTGATTTTGGACATCTCCTTGTCCGGCTGGATTAACTTGGGCCCAATCAGAGTTAGCAGCATCCTTTGGTAGAAGATCATCCGGTGTCAATTTGTCTTTGGGGAAACAATCCTTAGGAAATTCAGTTGATTTCTTGGTTACTTCAACCGGTCTTGGTTTGCTTTCTGTTTTAGTTACAACCGGTTGCGGTTCAGACAAATCTTCGTCGTTACTAGTATGTTCCAATTCTTCAAAGTCTTCGAAAGGTTCAGTTTCTTCCGAAGCACTCTTTTTGAAATAATCATATACAAGGAATATTAAAATGACTAAAGCCAATAATATTAAAATACCTTGGAAAACTGATTTAGTATCCATAGCCATATCTTTTATATTTAAAATATATTAAATATAATTTTTTCCCAAAAACTTATCAAAATTGTTATTAATTTCAGCAATAAAATTTAAATTTGTAATATTCTTTTCCATATCATTTATTCTTTTTAACAGCATCACTAATTTGTCCTGCCTGATTTTGATTTTGTTGTCCAGATCACATGAAACTTTATTAAACATTTCGTTGATTTCACAATTGTCTAACAAATCAGAATCATCAGCGGTATTCTGCTCATCTATGTTATCAATTGCATCAGAAATCATAACTTTATGTATTCTATATACATTCTTTCTAGTTCTTTCGTCGTGTTTCACAAATTTAACAAAAACATCATACAATATATCATTTTTTAATTGAAAGAAATCCTTGTTCAATTGCAAATTTATCTCAACATTATTTTCTGTTAGATTTATTGAACTCAATGCCAAATCGGGTAAATGCCCTTTTTCATACTTTATGAATTCTCGGAAATTGGATCTATGTGTCGGAAGAAAAATAAGTCCCTTGGCGTAGATATTAACATATTTTAAATTCGTAATTGTAAACATTTATTTTAACCAATGGTATTATAACTTACATTTTTACGCAATATCATTACTATAGTATAAATATCTGATCAAATCGCTTATCAAACTATCCCAATCAAATGTATAATCATAAGGTATTTTTGTCGGAAAACTAGTATTGTTTTTTAACCTTCTGATCAATAAATCTACCAAAGCATCTACATCTGTTCTATTGTTTTCATACCAATTGTCCATCTTTACAAATAGTATTTAAAAATGTAATAATATATTCTAGTATATATATACACCTAATGGACTTATCTTTAGATAATTTGAAAGAAACCTTTTTCGATTACAACTCTGATGTCATGTTAGATATATATGATGAAATCAAAGAGAAAGCGTTTTACAATGGTTTAATGTTAAACAGCGAATCTTCATCGTTCCTTGATGTTATTTTAAACAATATAATTTTTTTATACGATTACACAAATGATGATGATGATTTTTTGCAGAATGAATAAAAAATATTAGTATAAAATAAAAATGACAAGCGTAAAGAAAGGAGGTAACTTTAGTAAAGATTTAGCTAATCTATCGGTTCCATTTGGACTTATATTAGCTCAAAAGAGTTTGGAAAAATATTTACAAACAAAACCTAAAAAAGAAACAACAAAATCTAAAAAAGAAACAACAAAACCCAAAAAGAACACGCCTAAATCCAAAAAAGCGCCATCTGCTAAATCAAACACTATTAAGAAAACTGTTGTATAAATATTATTTGTTTTGGTTACAATCGAGCGAATTGAGTGTAGTAAGGATTTCTGTTTCATAGACCATACCTTTAAAATATATGTTGTAATAATAATTTGATAACCATACCAACTCATCGTATGTTTTTTTTGTAATATTGTTTACAATGAACCACAGTCGCTCATTGTAACAATTGATTGATTCTGTGTTTTTTTTGTTGATGTAAACCATGTATCTCTTATGTTTAACTCCTGAAATATCCATATAATTTAGATAGATATTCTATATTTTATTATCTTTAATTAATAATAAAATGTTAACGTCAAATTTTAATTCATTGATGGAAGTTAATGTGACCAAAATTGTAGACAAAGAGTATGTTCCTTATATTGAAGATGTAATCAGAATGATTATCTTGCAATTTATCATTAATTTCATGTATTTCTCCAAGGATCCAACAAATAATGGGTTTTTCACAATGGAGTTTTTTGAGTTGGTATTGTACATTATCATAGGGGTTTCGGTTTATTGGTTAATATTTAAAAAGTTAATAAAATTAACATGAAGCATTTATCGATAGTAGGACAAGATGTATATCATGACTTAGAAGTATTCACCGCATACTCCAACAGATACCAAGACACTATTGTGCATATAATCGATGAATGTTTGATTAACGAAAGATGTAAACAATACATTATACATGATTTAAAGCATCCGATTTACAATATCGATCAATTAAAAATAAAACAATTAGAGTTACAGACCATTTTATCAACATATCAAAACAATATGGAAGAAACAAATGATATTATACGGTGTATTCAGGCTAACGAAAAGGATATTCAATGGTTATTCGATCACAGTAAAGACGAAGTTATCGATATATTAGACATTGTGTATTTTCAATTGGATGTTTTTGAGAAAGTTGGTTTGAACAAAAGTTCTGAGTTGCTCGTCTTCAAAAACATGTATACCATATTATTGGCTCCCTTAATAAGTCTGTTTTCTCCTTTGATGTATATCATCATTCCTTATTTTTTAATTGTTTACAAGTTGAAGTTTAAGATTCCAATAGGAACATTCTTCAAAACTTTTACAAAAGCTTTAATTCAAAGTTATGCTTTCAGAAAGGTCTTCATTCTACAATGCATAACCTTAGGATTGTCAGTATTCATGTACTTTCAGACTGTTTTAAACACTTTTGAATTGGCAAAAAATAACTATAAAGTGTTAACACATATTTTGGAAAAGGTAAACAATATAATAGCATACATAAACGCTTGTGAAAAACTAAACTCCATATACAACATCGCTAACTCCACTGAAGTAATTAGTGATATGAATAATATTATTGAAAACTGTAAGTATCATTTTGGATATAAATTATTGTTTTTTAGAAATGTAAATTTAATTAAATTAGATAAATATTTTAACATTTTGGACAATTTCTTTAACAAATTGTCCCTTGCTAAACTTTCCATTAAATATAATATGTGTTTTACAATTTTTGAGACCTCAGAACATATACATGTAAATGCTATAAACACCTTTCATATTAGTATTAAAAACCCTAGTTTGAATACTATACATTTGAATAAATCAAATTGTATAATTACCGGTCCCAATGCAGCTGGTAAATCAACCTTTATTAAAGGTTTGCTTTTGAATATTTTGTTCTCTCAAACTTATGGTATCGCGTGTGCTGAACAATTTTCAATGACCCCGTTTTATTTCATAAACAGTCAAATTAACATCCCTGATTGTAAAGGAAAACAATCCCTCTTCGAAGCGGAGATGTACAGATGCAAACAGTACTTGGATATTGTATCCCAATTACCAAAACATCACAAATCAATAAACTTTATGGACGAAGTGTTCAGTAGCACAAATGTTATCGAAGGCGTGTCTGGAGCGTTTGGTATTTTACAAAAGTTAAGCACATTTACCAATGTATGTGCTGTAGTTACAACTCATTTATTGTATCTCACTAAATTGAAATCATTTATAAAGTATAAAATGAATGTCAAGATAAACGACGACGATGGTACTATAACATTCCCGTATAAACTGGAAAAGGGAAGTTCAAAACAATTGGTTGCAATTGAACTCATAAAAAACAATTTTGATTCGGATGTTATAGAAACAGCACTGAACATCAAAAACAAATTATTGGTTTAAAAACAACATTGTAAAATTTATTTAAACCATGCCTAAATCAATTTATAAATCAACAAACTCTTTACAGAATATCATACTTTTACTTTTATTCGTTGTAGGTTTGTTTGTATTATATAGATATGTAAAAACTATTGAAACGGAAACTAAATTGTTACAAAATCATCTGATAGAGCTCACCGAAAAAATTCAATTTCTCTTAAATAACACCAACAACAGTCAATCGGCACCAAAACTAACATCACCAAAGTTACCCCACACCGAATATGTTGATGTTGTGATTGACGACGATAAACTTAACGATACTATGTCCATACAGTCTGAGGACATAACCAACATGCTAAGGAAAGTGATGGGCGGAGGAAACGATGAAGATGTGGATGAAGACATTATAGCGAATATGATGGTGGATGTTAACGGCGACGAAGTTGAAAATAATGTCAAAATAGAAGAGATTGTAGAAGATGATGATTATGAGAAGGAAAAAGAAAAAGAGGAAGAGGAAGATGCTATTATTATTTCTAACACGAATACAGATGAGGTAACATTAAAGTCTTTGTCAAAGAAGACAAACGAAGAACTTAAAACAATGTTAAAGGAAAAATCGTTGTTGACCAAAGGAACAAAATCGGAATTGGTAGAACGCTTATTGAGTAATATGTAAAAACTATTTTGTTTATTTATTATAAAATATGAATAATACATGTACAGGTTGTAATAAACCGTCAGCAAAAAAAGTTGTAAAACAAACAGCCAATAACATAAATGAATGCATGTATAAAATGCAAGATGGTCGCTCGTTTACCGACTATAGACCTCGATGCACAATACAATATCAAATGAAGAACGAAGACATGAAAAACAGTTATGATAGCAGAATGTATTTAATCAACAATGCAGAAAATATGATAAAAGCTAATCAAGAAATTATAAGCACACAAAATAATTGTATGGACTGCTCTGCTAAGAAAATGGAAGAAACATTCTTGCCAGAACAAAACATGATGAAGTGTGACGAACACACTTGCAATTTCTCACAGGTAAACCCTACCGGTTTAGGAACAGGTAGGGTTCACAAGTGAATAAAAATGATAAAAAATATATAATTTAAATAAATGGAAACTTCATTTGAAACTATATATTGTAAAGGTAAAATAACATTAAACAACAATAGCGATATAACAATAAATGGAGAGATAACTGATAAACTCACTGATAGCCAATTGTATTATGTAGCCCCAGCACCATGTGATACAATGGCTTCCTTTAGCGGAAGCGGATTACCGTATCCTAACAAGATTCAAGCGTTCAGCAACAATCCCAATCAAGGAAAGATTGGGTTGAAAAACAACAAATTTTCAATCCAATTGCTTAGACCCAATTCGTATTATAAAGATTTTAACACTTTAGAGTTGCCATATGTTTTAATTACTTATAATAAAAACAAAACGATAAAAGTAGATCTTTCGTTTGAAAAAATGTCTTACAGATCTTTACAATATCCCGCTTTAAGACAGACACAAAAAGAAATGTTCTACGCTCGTAAACTACCAATCCGTTCTCAAGAACAGATACTTAGGGATTCAGAATACGACGATTTACACGAAGCTAATGATTTCTGGGGTTTAAAACCACCCATTTAAGAAATTCCATGAGTTTCCTATTTCTTTTTCTATTTTATCTTGTTTGTGTTTATTCAAGATATGTTCGTATGCATTCGGATTTCCAACATCATCGTAACTCAAATCAATCAAATCATTATTTAGTTGATTAAGATTATCGTTACTGCTCCTATCAAGGTTAACATCTTTCACAGAAGGTACAGAAGACGAAGTCGCTTCTTGTGCTAACAAGGAATTGTACATATTCGTGTAACTGGAATCGTTAGAAAACGCTTGATTGTTGTGCAGTTTGTTGTAGTCAATATCGTCTGTTATTTTTGTGTTCACTTGATCTGAATATAAGTTTTCGAGTGTGTTGATGTCGACGGTTTGATTCGTTTGTAACAAATCGTTGACAAGCCGTTCCATTTCACCACTGTATTTTCCTCTGTTATCTCTAAACGATTTATCTAGATATATATTCTTCAACCCAAGTTGGTCTAGTCTNGTTAGAATTTTTTTATTAATTGTTTCATCTAGATTACCTTGATTGTTGTTTGGATTATACATAAACAAATTGGAGTCCAATGTAGAAGCCATCTTAAATATGTTATCTTTCTTCATAAATGAACAAATCTTGTCGTTTTCATACGAATTCAAACCATTACAATAATTTACCACTTTATGAAAACACTCTACATTACTCATTATTGTGTTTACATTGTTCCAATCAACAATATCGTAACACTCTCGACTAGAACATATGGTTTCATCAGATAATGGGCAAGTTTTAGTATGTGCATTCAACTCTGATTGTAAACTTGAATTTCTTTGTGTTAACGACAAATATGCTGGTGACAAATGTAATTTAACATTATGGTAATAGTCGTGCAAGTTTTTGACATCATCGCTGGATAAGGCTTTGTGTCGATATACTCCGAATGCGTTAACATTCAAAATTAATCTGTTAGAGACATTATCATTTACGCGTATTAAAGAGTCTCTAATTTTGATTTCTACATCATCTCCGTATAATGTTAAGGATTTGTTATTGAAACAGTTCTCATCATCACAATTAATTAATAAATGATTGTCTACGTATAAGTAAACTTTACCACTTTCTTTTATAAAAGTGAATAAATGATGTTTGTTATCGGCAAATATTTTGTTAGCATGATAATCATCCAATGTATAAGTGTAGGATGTCGGTAATTTAGTGTTCGCAATATATATCTCAATGGATGGATTCAAATTTCCGACCGAAAAGTTGAATCGTATATCTAATAACTTAGAATTGGTTTTTCCTTCAATGTTGTTGTGGTCAAACTGTATCAAACTATACGATGTATCGTTGAATGTTGATTTTGATGTGATTATTCTCATGTACCAGAATATACTGAATGTATCGAAAGATTCAAATATTGTTTTCGCATTCGCACAATTCACTTTAGATGTTATTTTAATTCCGTTATATTGATTGAAATAATCATAAGGAAAGGTATGCAAGTCTTGTGTTAACAATGCTCCAATCTCCGAGTTTATTTGATTATGCAAGGAATTGTTATCAAAATCTATAAACCGTTTGTCGAAGGATGACACATAGTATACTAACGAATCTTTCATATTTGCATTCATAGACTCTCTGTAATTTTCGTCATTGTACATATTTTCCTGTGTTATCGCAAAATGTTCTTGATATGTATATTTAAATTTCAAAACAAATATTATCAATATTAACAACGATACAGCAGCTATCACGAGATTAAGTAATGATTTTTCAACATACAAGACATATAATAATAATAAAAATAATGCAATATATAATAACTCTTTCATTTTCTTATATTTCATATAGATAAAAATATGTGTGTTAAAGAACTGATATTTTTTATCTTTATCAATATATAAAATGAACAACAATAACGAATTAGAGGATAATAAAGTCGTTTACATTAACGATGAGGAGGAGGAGGAAGATAACAACTTCACAAACACCGAAATGTTAGTCCCTGTTACAAATAATACAATACCCGAATACACAGAAGAAAACACTCTCGTTGAAACAGACTTGGATACTAATAATAATGTCGAAAGTAATAACGATGACGAATACGAAGAATTTACTAACAAGGAAGATTTGTTATTGAATCTAAAACAATCAGGATACGAATCTGATGGCGGAGACATGAGCGACTCGGACTCTGTAGCGACCACCGACATTCTCAAAATCGATCCCTTATATTTACGACTTACGAAGTTCTTACAAACTAATGACGGGGAAAGTGTCGCAGACACCTTAAAAAAAATTAATGACCAACTCGTTATGCTAAATACAAATTTATCCAAGAATACTCAACAATAAATTACTTTTTTACTGGAAGCATCAACTTCTTTCTTTTTATCTTATCTAAGTTATCTTTTAATATCTTACAAATGAAATCATATGCGATGTTTATATGCTCCATCTTATTGGCTCCAGTGATTATCACACAACCACTCTGAAACACAGCTATTGTTATCTTTTTACATACATCGGTTTTACCATTACAAAATGTTTTACAGTTACAATATCCGTTGTTCGGATAGTAATACTCTATTTTAGCCCCCGGATAAATACATGGTTCGTAACTACAGATGATCTTATATTTCGATGTGACTATATTATACAAATAATCCAACCTTATCTCGCAGTTCTCCACCTTAAAATCACTGTTTATTAATCTCACTCTATAATTTGTGTTTTTAACATCTTCTATCGATTTGAGCAGAGTATTGTCATACAAGTTATGAATATTCTTAATTATGTCAATCAAGAAGTTTATCGCCATTCTTCCCTTTTCAATTGACTTCACACCAGTGATCTGTAAGTTTCCGTTTTTAAACAGCTTTATGTTATACTTATTCTCCATATAATGCATCACTATCGTTAGCTGATTATCAAACCTTCGTTTATTCTCCTCTTTTGTTTTGTTTTTTTTGTTCTTTGTTGTCTTGGTCCCCGCTGACTGCAAATCTTGTTTGTTCGAACCATACTCTAAATAACTGATCTCCTCCTGTCGGTGCTTTGCCATCAAACTAAACAACTTGTCCAGATATATTTCATTATTTATACTCCCCGTAACCGTTATCGTCGAAATTCGGTATTTGGTTGCACTAAAGTCCATCTCTTTAAACCTTATTTTGTTATCAAGTTATATTTAAGAGAATATATTAAATCAATTTTTTATTTAATGCCTCCAAATCGTTGTTCCATGTAGTAATCTCTGTTTCGTTTTCAATATTTGTGAGCATCAAATGTTTTTCTTTGCACTCCTTTTCCAACTCTTGCTTCTTTTCGTAAGTCAAATTATGAATAGGCATTTTTATAAGATAGTCGTATGTCTTTTCATGTAAGGGATACTCGTTATCCTCTAGATAGTCCATAATGTTTTGCCTTTTGTTGTTCATAATCTTCAATCGACCACTGATTATGTCCTCTATGAACTTGATTCTGGCGTCTAAATACTTCAGCTCGTTATTTATCTTCTTGATTTTGTGCAATTTTCTCTTCACATAATACTCCATCCTTATCTCGTAAAACTCTTGAAGTATTTCCAATACATCTTTATATTTCTTAATATTACCACTCTTTGTGTATAAATGCATATTAGATGTGTTCAACGGTCTTGTTGTTTGCATTTTGAATTCGATTTCAAACTTGGTCGCTTTCTTCTCAGCATCATACACCATATATTCATCACACACCTCTTTCGAATAGAATTGTAACACAAAGCGGACATCCTTCTCCGTATAATGACTCTCGTAGTCACGCAACACCTTAGGATTTTTATCCATATAATTTTCGATGTGTACTTTGAAGTCCTCTGTCCAATACCCAACCGGTAATTCCGTCACTTCCACTTTTGTGTTTCCCTTTCGTTCGTACACCCCTTTTGATACTCCGTCCTCTATTGTTCCATTGAATCCTCTATACCAGGGTTTCATATCATGCATATCTTGGTCCTTCATTAACCGCTTCAAATTGGAAATGATGTCTTTGGGATTGTAACACGGGATGTTCGTGCTGAAACCAGTTCCAATTCCCACACTGCCATTCACCAATATCATCGGAATGATGGGAATGTAGTGCGTTGGTTCGATCTTCATTCCGTCATCGTCCAGATATTCCAGAATGTCTAAATCGTCCGTATGAAACATATGAGGCACTATCGAATTCAGTTCCGTATGAATATACCTAGGTGACGCGGAATCCTTACCACCCTGAATCCGTGTTCCAAACTGTCCATTCGGGTTCAACAAATTTACATTGTTCGATCCCACAAAATCTTGGGCCATACCAATGATCGCCTCGTGTAAACTCGCCTCGCCGTGATGATACGCACCATGCTCGCTCACATAACCCGCTAACTGCGCGACCTTGATCTCCTTATACAATTTTCTCTTCAAACAACAGAACATGATTTTTCTTAACGACTTCTTAAATCCATCACAAATACTAGGAATAGATCGCTCCACATTATAGTTCGAAAAATGTATTAGGTCTTTGTGAATGAACTCCGAATATTCGATTTTATTCGAATTATCAATCAATTCATCCAATGTATTCTGTTTGTCGTATTTATACAACCAATCTTTTCTGTCGTCCGCCCGTTTCTTGTTAAATGCCAACTCAATTCCTTCGTTTGAAGTGTTATCTTCCCATTCATACTCCAATGCACGCATATTCTTAAAATATTCCTTTGCTTCCTTGTTGGTTGATGTGCCCAACCCCTTGTAATACTTGATAGTCCATCCCCTCCCGTTCTCATTTGCCTCCTTCCAATTATCATACGCTGTCAAATTGTAAAACGGTATGTTCTGTTTCCCCTTTATCACCTTCACTATAGGTGTTAACATCGACATCATGAAGTTGGGTTGTTTCAACAACGACGGCCACATACTGTGGAACAGATTGAACAACAATCCCTTAATATGTGATCCGTCTGTATCCGCATCGGTCAACACCATAATATGACCATATCTCAATTCGTCCGTATCTTTATACACCTTGTTCGTTTCCAGTCCGACAATCTTTTTCAAATTCGTAATCTCTTCGTTTTCGTTCACCTTCTTCATATTCGTGTCCTTCACATTCATGATCTTACCCTTGAGAGGGAAAACGCCGTATTTGTTCCTACCCACCTCACTCAATCCTGATATGGCCATCGACTTTGCTGAATCTCCCTCTGTTAAAATCAACACACATTCGTTGCTTTTACTCGTTCCTGCCCAATTGGCATCGTCTAACTTGCTTATCCCTCGAATGGTGTTCTTCTTCTTTCCATCCGTTTTCTTCGCATTCTTATCGTCATCCTTACTGGATAACGCTACAATCTGCTCCGTAATTTCGTATTTGTATATCTTCTCTATGAACTTGTCATCAAGTTCATACTTGCTTCCAAATTTACTGTAAGGGGTTGTCAAATACTCCTTTGTTTGACTATCAAATGTAGGATTCGCTATAGTCGCTTTAATGAACACAAACAAATGCTCTTTGACCGTGTTCGTCTTGACAGTTACCTTCTTTCTTTTCGTGATCAACTCGGATAATTTTTTAGTTAGTTGATTCGTTATATAATCTACATGTTTGCCACCCTTTAAGGTGTTGATACCGTTCACGAACGAAACATGTTTGAAACCGTTGTTGCTGCTGCTTACGCAAATCTCCCATCTTCCGTTCTCTGAACAAACATACGAACGAGGCACCTCTGTCTTTAAACCCAAATATAAATCTACATATTTTTCAAAATTCTTGTATTCGATTTTGTTATCATTCAGATACACCTTAATATCGTTTGGTGTCAAAGCACATATGTCATATACGCGCTTCACCATCAACTTATACATATCCTCCGATAACTTGGATTGTTTGAATAGTTTGTAATCAGGAACAAAGGTTATCTTTGTATACGGATATTTGGTGTAAGCTGTAATAGTAGGTTCGGATTTATCTTTCATATTGTTTGTGAATTCTTGGGTGTATAACTTTTTTTTCTTGCTGTCCACTGTTTCGATAATGAAACTTGTGGAATATATATTGCACGCCTTCGCACCAATCCCGTTCTGTCCACCAATCGTTCTTTCCTCTGTATCATCGTAATTCGTAGAAGTTAACATGTTACCAAATATTAACTCTGGAATATAGATCTTATGCTCCTTATGGATTTCAATCTCAATTCCTTCACCCGAATTGTACACCTCTATTTTCCCTTCTTTCTTATCAATATTCACTCGGATTTCCTTGACTGGTTTTTTCTTAGCTTTGCATCGAACCACATGATCCAACGCGTTCACCACAATCTCGTCATAGATTTTATACAAGCCTGATATGTAGGAAATGTTCTTGTATTCCATATACTCCTTATATATCCATGTATCTATATCATCCGCATCCAAAGAACCGATGTACATCCCCGGTCTGGTCAACACATGTTCCCTAGGATCCAACTTTACATACTTTTTCGACGCCATTGTATGATGATATATGCTTAAAAAATACTCTTTAAATTAATTTTTAATCTTTCTTCAAATTTTTATTAAGTAGTGATTTGGTCAACTTTCCGTATTTGTTCTCTTTCACTGATTTAATTACGGCATTTTCAATATCGGTGTTCAATGAATCAATAATGGATTTCTTTTGGACTGATGATAATTTCAACTTTCTTAAGAACTTATGCTCGTATTGTTCATTGAACTGTTTGAAATCTTTATAGTTCAACAAACCACACCGAGGTCTGTCAGATTCGCCCATACCACCCCCGGTGAAATATATACCATTTCTTACCAAACTAGGATCAACCTCGATTGCTTGAACATCGCTTTGATAATTAGAAGTCTGTGATCCGAAATATTCAATAGGTAAAGCGATTCTTCCTCCAGACATACTGTTGTTTATTTTGTTGTTGAATTTTGAACTTATGACTGAACCAGATATTATTTCAGGTGAGACTTCCACGGAGGGGGTCATATTCAACAAATATTGTTGAGTGGAAGACGAAAGTTTATCGTATGATAAACCCAATTTAGATAAATATGAACGAACTCTTTTATCCGCTGTCATTATTTATAATAAAAAATATTATTTAATAAAATATGTTTGAAGAATCCCAATTAAAAAACCTTACATCATATAAATTTTTTGCTGAAAATGTTGATAATAATGATTTTAGAAAACAAGGTATCAAAAATATTCACACAGAAAACCCTATTTCAGAACTGTTCTTCAGCCAACACAACATCAACATTTTACAAAACGGAATCAGATATTCCGTTTTCAAGAAAACTAACAATTCGGAAACCATAGGCAATCAATCCGAACATGAACTACTTATCATAATGCGATCGATATACTTGCAATATTGCAAACACAAACAATTTAATATTGTTGAACAAGTGAAAGAACTCAACTCAAAAGTCATTGACTATGCCGTACCAAACGTTCTTGTTGAGTTGAATCAATATATTAATTACAAAAAAGACGCTAGTTCTTTACCAATACCTTTAGAACACGCCAAAAATGTATCTTCAGCAGGAACTAAAATATTGTATACCAAGGAATTCTAATTATAATTTTCTGTTCTTATAAATAAATTATGAATAAAATAATTACATTTGTATCTATTTTTACCGTAATATTCTTTTTAATGTTAACCGTTGTCCTTGGACTTGTTATTCATTTTATGGGCGATCCCAAACAACCAGTTTTTTGGTTGTTCACCACATTGTTTATAGGTATGTTCTTATCCTTTATTATTTCTGTAGGAAACATCAGCTCTATGGTTAAAATTAACAAACTTAAAATTGATAAAAAGTTGAACAAAGATCATTCGTTTACCACCTGTCCAAATTATTGGTTAAAACATATAGTTAAGAAACCACATTCCGAAGATGTAGTTGTAATGTGCTACAATATCTTACCCGACAAAGACGACTTGAAAAACGCTGATAAACTGACCTTCATTGACGGTTATTTTGATGGTACATTCACCGACCCTACCGACTTAAGCTCGGTGAACTTGAATATTAACAGTTCTACGACACATCCAGTGTTAACATCAAACTTAACCGAATTGAGACATATGGCGTCCTACTCCAATATTGAAGCGTTCTCCGAATTGGGTAACCAATACGATTACACTGACGGAAACGATTATAACAAAAATTTCCATTACCATAACAATGTTCATATTACGGTTGGTCCTGAAATATCTGGGAATTCGAATCTAACCGATCATCAACACAATACTTATTCAAATGTGGGTCGCAGAGGTCATTCGCATACCCTTGGTTGGGACATGAATTCGCAGAGAGATGTTTATTTTGAAACATACAATCCTGCCTTCAGCAACTTTGACTATTGGATCAATCCGAGAGAAATCAAAATGTCCGACGGGACTACAAAATTCGCCATCGAACTCAATCTCGAAAAACTCAACTTAGCTAACAACTCGTGCGAATTGGCTAGATTGTTCAACTGGAATGAATTCAACTCCAAATGCGTATTGTAAATCCATTTTAAAAATTGATTTTCAATTAATACTAATATTCAATATCAAAATTGATGAAACTATCCGATTTTAAAGGTAATTTCAAACAAATAAACGAATTCAAATCATTTCTTTCTAAAACAACCAATCATGTTATGCTTATTGTGGGTGATAACGGCACCGGTAAAACCGCATTCCACGAAATGCTGCGATCCGAAAACAAATACGATATACTCTATGTCAACGATTCCAATTTTTCAGAAGAGACCATACAGAACTTTGTGCAGTGCAAAACGATTACCTCCTTCTTCACTCCGTTTAAAAAACTTGTTTTTGTAGATGATGTTGATATTATAAACAATATCAACAAACAATTCATTGCTAATTTTACTAATTACAAATCAAAGTGTAAGTTCGTCCTAACCGTGAAGTCCAAGGAAGAAAAGAAAATTCATAATACCTGGAAAAAACTTATAGACTATAAAATACATCTGAATAAGTTGGACTACAAAGAATGCTTTCAAGTTCTTTTGAAAATGTTTGAACATAGAGATGACATCGACGAATCAAAATTACTTGAACTTATCAAAGCACAGAATTGTAACATCTCTAATACAATTATGTTAATAGACAATGTTACTGATAAACAGGATAATGTTTCAGTGATTCAATCTAATATGGATATTTTTCACAAAAACATATACGATATTGTGAACAACATATACACAAAAGAGTTATCGTCACAATACATTCAAAGTTTGTCCTCAAAGGACAATTCCGTCATTTCGTCGATGGTGCACGAAAATATTGTAAATATAAACACAGACATCGATACTTACATTAAATTGTATGATGTACTCTCTTACTGTGACAAAATAGATAAATACATTTATATAAATTGTTTATGGGGGATCAATTGGGATTCCTTGAATATGTATAGATTTACTAATTTTAATTCCATCTTATTTAAAATAAAAAAACATACATTCTCAATCAATTTCACTCAACAATTTACAAAACTGTCTTCACAAATGAATATAAAAAAGAAACTCCAAAGTTTCATAAATAATATTTACACTACGAATACATTCGATTTGTTGTACCATTTAGCTATTCAAACATATGATGATATTCAAAAAGACAAAACTCTTAAAGATTTGCTAACTAAGTTCAAAAAGGATTTCGTCATATAATCCAGAATTGTAGTTTTCAATAATTATTGATAATATTTTCTTTTTATTAATTTAAAATATAAAGAATGGCAGGTCAAATGTATCCTAATGTTGCACCGTCTAAACTTATTGGAACTGGTAAATCACTCGCGGGTTCAGCTAAACAAATGGCCAGTAGCAATTTAGGTCTGGTCGTTGTTGTTGGTATCTTGTTTATCGTAATCGTTTATGTTATGATATACATTTTCAAACAATACAATGACACCTCTTTGAAAACAGTCACTATGGTAAAAAAACCCATAAAAGTACCAAGTGATAGACTTTTAAATATTAGCGAAGACGCTGGTTTACCGAGATTGAATTATGTTAACGGTAAAGAATTCTCATACTCTTTCTGGGTGTATGTGGACGGTGATAACAACCAAAACACATCCTATAGAAAGTTCATTCTAGGCAGAATGAAATCAGGCGACTCTGTAGAATACGCCTCGCCTCTCTTTGAATTTGACAATGTATCAAACAAATTCTTCGTTAAACTCGCAACCTCGTCTAGCAATGTAGAGCACCAAGACACCTTGGAAATTAAATATTTCCCTCTTCAAAGATGGGTAAATGTCGTTCTTGTCGTGGATAACAACTTCGTTCAACTATTCTTGGATGGAGAATTGAGAGAAGTCAAGGATTTAAGCAATCACTCCCAAGACGCATCTATCGTTAACACCCCCGTTGGTAACTTATATATAGGTTCATCTGTAAACAAACCCAGCTTCAACGGATACATCAGCAAAGTACAAGCTTTTAACTACGCCGTAACCATTGATCACGCTAAAGTGATTTACAAAGCAGGACCTTTACACAAAACGGTTCTTTCCGTCATCGGAATCGATACTTATGGAATACAGAATCCTATTTATCGTATTGATGAAAAAAATCAAATGAAAGAAAATTGTAGTACATAAAATATTATATAAATTAAATATAAAAAATGATTAATGCATTACTTATGGGTGTAATCGGAATCATCATCAACTATCTAGTAATTAATTTTGGAATACCGTTAGCATTCCCTGTCGTTTATAAATTCAGCAAAATGAAAAATAGACTCAATGTGTCAAATGTCTCCATTCCTTTAACTATGGGTTCTTGTAATTTTGACTCATCCAATACAGAAATCAACACTTCCAACCCTTTCAAAGATGGATTCGTTTTTATGCCCAATTCAAACAACTTAAAGGGAGGTAGCCAGTTCTCTTACTCCTTTTGGTTAGATATCAAATCAACTTACGCTAACCAATTGTCCAATGTGAACATTTTCATGAGAGGAAACAAAAACTTAAACAAAGGATTACTTAAGGACCTTGTGAATAACAAGAATAAATATCCTCTTACCGTGTGTCCTCTTGTTAAATTTGCAGATTTCCAACATAACGACAAAAAACACTTATTAGATATTGTGTTCAACACCGCCAAGAACCCACACACCGTCGTTTCTATCGACGGAGACGCTTACAACAAAATCACATCCAGCAATTCTAATCCTAGATGGTTCCTCATTACCATTGTGATCCAAGACTACATTGACTTCACCAATTCCGAAAAAGGCATCCAAATACAAAACTTCATCAACGATAACTTAGTCAGCACTAAAGTCATCAAGAACGATTCTCTCAAACTTAATAACGGTAATGTGTATCTGACACCCAACGATACCCTCGGTGACGAAGACCGAGGGTCATCGTTCTATTCTGATTTGACATATTACAATTACGCTTTAGACATTATCGACATACAAAAAATATACGATATGGGTATCACCGAAAACTCTACCGGATGTGTGACCGCCAAATACACATCCAACGACAAAACTGATTATTACCATACTCTAGGCATGAGCAGCTACATCTAAAGCAACTCCTTGACACTTTTACTCAATTCCTTCGGGGATATTCTTTTATAAGGATTCAACTCCACACATCTGTCCAATATTTTCAGTAAACCCATCTTTGTTTCCACATATTTATTGTTCGACTTTAGCAATAAATTCATTAATACCATCCCCAAACTGAACACATCTATCTTGTTCGCATTCTTTATCATCATCAATTTAAACATATCTACATCACTGAACTTCTTCAGTATTGATGTTATCGCATTGTCTATCAAATTGGTATCATACACTATCCCAGATTTTACATAATTCAATTTCACATCCCTTTGAATAAACTGTTCTATATTATCGATAGACGATAAATTGTTATAAGAATGTTTCATATTATAATATATCTTGAACTCTGGTGGATAATAACAATAATTATATCTTAAAATGTAATCTTGATCCTTATCGTACACTCGATCGTACGACAACGCCAATCCCACATCAATAAAATAGAACAAATTGTTTTTACACAATATATTCGTCTCTTTAATATCTCTGTGACACATACGATGCTTCTCCAACAAAACCAATCCAGAAGTTAAATTGTATATCCCCGGTAATATGGACTTGACATCGAAATCTTTCTCAGTAAATTTAGATAAATCCATTCCACCATATTCATACACGATTTGATATTTAGGGAACTCGGTCTTACTATATTTACAACTGGTTCTGTCCTTCTTCTCAATTGTTTTTACTTTGCACTCGTCTATCTTTTTCAATATGTGTTTTCCTTTCGGATCTATTTTCTTCATTATATCCGTAATCATACTTTCCTCTTTGTAAAACTCCTCCTTGTGAAAGATTTTGCTAACACTATCTTTGTGATACTTCTCACACGGTATTGAGGGTTTAATTACACAACCGTATGTTCCCTTCTCTATATACATGATTTATTTAAATATATGTTTTTGTTCGTATACATATGTACTAGGATTGAATTTTTCAATTACTAACTGATCACTATCAAACGATATCCGCCATGTATTACCCAATATCAAATTGCTGTTCACATACACCTCTCCTGTGTTATGCACCTCCAATCCATTCTTTCTGTTCGCATCGTCACTACCTGTTCCCACCGCTAAATTAACCGTATTGGTTTTACCCACAGTATAATCAATAGTTTGATATATATTTGTTATAGTGTTATATTGACCACAAAGAAATTGATTGGAATCAAATGTGGTGTTGTGTAGTCCTGTAATCAACGAGTTCTCATCCTCGGCTCTCGTGGTATTGTTTAAACCGGCGACTGTGTTCACTTTCAAAAACTGAACAAATCCTTGATCATCTAATGTCATGAATTGTTCATTTGCTATGATATCAAGTCTTTCACCATAAAGAAACTGAATGTCCTGTTCAACCTTAAGATGTTCCACTGTAATATTGCTTGTACTGATTCCTGTACCGATGTTAAGACTGTCCAATTGTAACTCTATCGATCCATCGGTCAATTTTTCTTCAACTACTCTATCAATTTCGGTATTCATAAAACCTATGGTTGGTAGATACAGATCATCAATATCATTGCCAGTTTCTATTTGAGAATAATTATTACCAACTTTTTTATTTTTTGTTATGTTTGACATATAATTGGATATAGACTCAAACATATACCCCAATGTCGGAATCTTTGCTCTATTCGGTTTCGAAACATCATAGGTATAATTTCCATCATTTACTCTTTCATACGATTTATTCAATATTCCAAACAAACCTGCTTCAGTAACTAACATGTCTCTATAATCACTCCTGGTCTCTAATTCTTCCATGGTATGTTGATCGTTTAAATCTCCAATATTC